GGGCTTAGTGAGTCCTGTGAACAGCTTTGCAACTTCATTTCGACTGCTCGTCATTGTAAGTTGAGGGATGTACGGTAAGACATTGTCTGCAATATTCATTTCGTGCATGGAAAAGAATGTCCTCATCTCCAGAACCAACATGGCGAACATACGAGGCTCAAGCTTGAACTCCCGCTCTTTTGGGTAGAGACATACCACCATCCAGTCAAGGGGGATTTGTCGTGTCATAACCATGTGAGCTACACGTCTCATGTCTATCTCTTCTGTCTCCAACATCTGGAGAAGCAGACGCCTGTGGCTCTTCGGCTTGACCTCGTTGTCCCAAGACGTCGCGAGGTTGCTCCGGTAGTGGGAGATGGACTTATCGTCCATGAGTTCTAAGTAGTTGACGGCATAGTCCAACTCGAATAGACGCCCAAAGGTGCACTCTTTCCAGTCCGTGAGAGGGTACGAGTGGGCATGGAGATTCCTTTTCCTCATAGCAGACAGCCGGTATAGCTGGGTGGCTCGACCAGCGTCTGTGAATACGAGGTTTGGCCATCCTTCTTTGGCGACGTACTCTTGCAGGAATAATCGACAGAAGTTCCACCCGAGACGGTCAGCGTCCTGAGGGAGGGTCGTGTCTGGTTCCCTCGCGATTCCGGCGGCTGACAAGCCCCCTCGGACCGGGTCGATAAGAGGATGCCCTGTCATCTTCTGGAGACCGAACAGCTCAACCACATCCACCACGCTGGTACACTGGGCGAGAATCTTGTCGTACAGGCCCTCGAGTGAGTTGCGTCGATCTGTTGCCCCCCTTCCTCGTTCTTTCTCCCACACTTTGTCTCTCATCCGCGGGTATGGTCCGTCTGCGGCGAGGGGGTCCCCTGCTATGGTAGACAGAAATGATTTCGACAGTGACTCCGTGTGTTTCATGAGCTCGTAGCCCTCGTTGCCGTGACGGACAAGGCACAGCTCCTGCCACCTGAACTGCTGAAGGATGATACCAGGAAGATGATGACGGTCCGGGAACATGACTCTACACCCCGATAGGACCTGGCCTCGGGTGTAAAGTGTGTCCTTTAACATCAGGAACTGGTGCCATGTCAAAAGGCATGGGGCTATAGGAGTCGTGACAGACGGGGCCGAGCTCAAGAGGATCATATTTTCGACTGCAGCCCATCTGATGCCACTACTCTCCCCGGATATGTAGTCCTTCCGACCTCTGGCGTGAGCGGCGAATACATCGGTCACGATAGTGTCAAGGGTCATGAACCGAGAATAGTGATCAAGCTCATCCGCCGTCACGCATGGGGGGACTGATTGTGTCCTTCTAAGAGTGGTCGTAGCGTCGTTGAACGGTCGCACCCAGTTGAGAACAGCCTCAGTCACGTCAGTGCTGAGCTCTGATGCTATCTGAGCAGCCTGATGAATAATGTGAGCATCGGTCGAGTAAGGAATAGATCCGAGCAGAGCAGGGTATTCATCAGGGTCGACGATGTTGAACGAAGCCCATGTCGGGACGTTTGTGATTATGTTGTAGGCTGTCTTTTCCGGCTTGGTTAGCTGCTTGAGCTCTCGGGCAGGTAACCTGGAGCGCGACGCCAGCCTCTCGGCGACGAGGGGTAGCGCGGCAAGTAGCTGGGTCCTAGGGGTGATAAGGACGGGCGAATCAAGATACTCCTCCACGAAGAAAGGATCCCGGAGGTGGCCTGCGTGGCTTGGTGCTCCATCAGAGACGAGGTACGACATATCAGGGTATGAGTGATGAAGGTTTATACCTGGGGGGTTTTTTAATTAAACTCGAGAGCGCAACCATCGTGAGGCGACATGGGTGGTCAGCACAAGGGCCTGGTGGGTGGTCAATCAGCTAGGGCATTGTTCTTGCCCGGAAGCGGTTGATGAGGCAACCTGGGTGCGGGCGGGGGTGCCATCGTACATACCCAGGGGGGAGTCAGAGAGGGCAGATGGGATCCGTATCACGGTCAGCGGGACCGCTGGAGTGAGGAGGAGTGCAACCTCGGTCAAAGATAATGCCTCGCACTCTGCCATCTTCAAACGGAGTATCATCTCGTAGTCCCCCGCCTGGATCATGTGTACACGATGCATATCGAAATCAAGTTGCACCCCCGACACCAGCTCGTGGCTCGTTGGTAGAACCCTCTCGTGGACGGCGGTGAGGGTGGTGTGAGTAAGGCCGGCGTAGCATCTCGGGGTGGCGATTAGATCCTGGATCGATCCGACGATAGAACGTACGGCGGTATACGATCCTAGCTTCATGGTACGGATGACCCTCCGCTCTCGAGGCGAGAGTGGGATGATGATCACAGTATTACACCACCCGGACCTATCCTCGTCATCGGGGGGTAGGTTAGTGAACTCCGGGGTCGACAGCGACCGGTCAATCTTCAATAGAATGGAGCTCGCCGTGCAGGGAGGGTAACCTAGGTACTTGACAGCTTCTCTGAGGATGGCCGTGAACAACCCATAATCCATAGTGCGGTCGTGGTCCTGCGGGTTAGCTCCTAGGAGCTCGGCTGGGTGCTTGTTCACAGACATCTTAGTGGTTTTACCTGAGGTTTTTGTTAAAAGCAGAAGGATTCATACTATTCCTAGAGGTGTTGCACACACGTTGTGGAGGACGACCCTCAAGGTGGTGTCTCCCCCTGTCACTTACGCGAGTCTACCTTTCCTTTGGAAGGCCTGGAGGAGCGAGTTGGGCTGGGCCCGCGTGGTCCGGGGGCACCACGCTCCTCGCTCTCCTTGCCCGGCGAGGGGGTCACCGGGTTGGCCGTGGCCGGGCCCCCCAAGTCCTTCCTGTTGGGCGGGGACGCCTTCCCCTGCGGGGGAGATCGAGATCCGGTCAGTGATCCAATTGGTTTGACCGGAGCTGCCTCTCCAGTGAGCGAGGTTGGCTCCTTTGCAACGTCTGAGGCTCCTCTCAGGGTGGCCTCCTGGACCCTCCCGTCGGTGGCGTCCTTGGCTGACCCGAAACCTTCAAGAGCTTTGTCAAGAAGCTCCATTGTTCGGTACAGAGGGGATGGGATCCCGTCACTCGTGACCACCTCACTGCGGATCATCAGTCTGTCCACCTTGGTGGCCTGGACTTTCATCTCCCCTATATCGATGTATGCAAGGTGTGACAATCGTAGGAGGTGGGCAAGCATCACGGGGACAAGCTTGACCACGTCGGCGGGGTCGGCGCCAACATTGGATGAAGTGGGGATTGCTGCCCGGTTTAGTGTCATGATAGTTCCGGGTTCGTCCTCGTACCCTCGAGCCTTTTCATACACATACGAGAGGGCTCCATAGCACGACATGAACGCCGTATGCCATTTCTTGTACTCCTTGCGGTAGTGGAGAAGATTCTCCGTGGTCGTCTCGAGGGTCCCTAGGGCATCACTGAGCTTATTCTTGTACGTGGAAG